ATTAAGTTTGTCTTTAAGACCGCCACTAGCATCTTGTAAAATAGAAAACGCCATTTCTTTTGTCATGTTATGCTTTTTAATATATCGCATAACTTCTCTTGGTGAGGAGCCAATTCTTTTATGCTCGTTTAGATTATGTTTATGAGCGTCAAAGATTTGTTGTTCTTTTTCGGATGCCATTTATTTTGTCCTCTCGTTCCTACGTTATAGGAACAGGAACAAACTTCCCCGTTCCTTTGGGCAGTGGGTTCTTTGTTGCAGAGGGTGTCGGTTTATATTTCATCATTGGAGTATACCTTTGAGTTCCTCCAATAACTCGTTCGGGGGCAAACCCATATTTTTTATAGTTTCCTGCCAACGCAGAGTATTTATTCATTACACCTGCAATACTTTTATCTGCTTGAATAAATTGCCCTCTAGCAACATCGATAAGTTTTTTTCTTTCTTCAGGTTTTAATATTTCGCCGCTTTGAATTTTTTGTAAATAAGATGCAATATATGTAGGCACGCCCGATGTACTTGCAGCCATATCAAATTCACTTTCTCTAACGATTGATCTTGGATCAAGAGCTTTCATAAAGTTAAATATTAAGGCTAAATCTTGAGCGCCAGTTGCCGTAATATTATCCATATTAATAGAAGTAACTGCTCCTGTGTCTTTATTTATAATTGAATAAAGTTGTGGCAGTTTAAATTTAGGATCGATATAGATAGCTTCAATTCTTTTAAAGGCTTCAACTGTATCGTTGTAAGGCAAAAGTTCTTTTTGAAAATCGCCTCTCATTTTAACTTCTTGCGAAATTAATTGATTGGCATCAAGTGTTCCAGAACTTCGCACCGTTTCTATAGCTTTGGCTAACATACTCATTTGTTCACTTGCTGGAGCGGCTCTTATTGCACTCATAATTGCGGGGTCTATTTGGCTTATTAAACTTTGTTGTGCCGTTGGCGTAGCAGTAGCTTGAGACTGTGTCTCGCTTAACATAGTCAAAGGCTCTGGGCCTGATGCTAAGTTTGATGTTGAAACCACAGCTCTTTGTTGAGGTTGTTTAGGGGACAATAAATTTTGAGCTAATTGCATTTGTTTTATTTTAAAATTGTGTAGCTGCGTCTTCCTAGCCGCTTCCGCGTTAGCCAAAGCCATTGCTCTTTTCTGAGCTTCTTGCGCCATTGTTTGCTGTAAACTTGCTTGCCTGCCTTGCGTGAACCCTTGAGCCGCACTTGCCATGCCTCGGCCAAACTGCGTTGGGTCAGTGGTTGTTGCTCCAGCTTGTAATAAGCCTGCGCCCATTCCACCTAGTCCAGCAAGGAAAGCATCAGCTCGCGCTTGAGCTGGCGTTTGTCCAAGCAAGCCGCCTTGCGGAGTTGGTGTTCTTTGCGGCGGTTGTTGCGTTAAAGGAGCCATTAAAATAAACCTTTCAAACCTTGATATGCTGAATCACTGCCGCCGCCGAATAGACCGCCTAAAATGTTTGCGCCTGTCGCTCCATATCCTAAATATGTTGCGGCATCGTTATTATAAAGTGGCTCGGCTGTTGTTTGCTGACTGAACTGACCGCCAGTAACCTGTGGCAAAAACTCGCCTAGACGGACTCGACCTTCCTCTTGAGCGAAATTGTAACGGTCAATGTCTTCTTGTAGGGCGCTACCCGCGAAAGCCTCGTCAACCGCGCCAAGTTGGCCGAGCCTTTCAAGCCCTAAATAATCAAGCTCTGACATAGTGGGCGCTGCGTTAGCCGCTGCAATTTGTCGCCCTCGCTCATCGCCATAATTTGAGAACGCCATGCGACTTGTCATGTCGCCAACATTTTGCAAATAGGTATCGGCTGCACGATTTTGCGCGTTAGCTTGCAGCCCTGATCCGTATCGGCCAGCACTTGAAAAAGCTGCATCAATTGAGGGCATAACGTCCTGTTGAAATGCTTCTCGCATTGGGCGAGTTGCAGCATCCATTGCATTTGATAAATACAGGTTGCTTGATGCGTTTAAGAAATTACCCGCCATCGTATCTGCTGTTAAATTTTGAGCGTTTGTAACTAATGGGCTGCCTGCTCGCGCACGCGCATCAATCCCAGCCATCGCTTCGTTTGTTCGCGTTGAAAAAGGAACGACTGTACTGCCCTCGTAATATGAGCGGGGGGTGTCGTAATATTTTTCTGCCTCTGCTAGACCGCGTTGAATAAACGGCTGCTGATAAGCTGGCGGCGCGTTAGACATTACAGTCGTGCTTGTCCCGCTTGGCTCTGATCTATCGTCCATTTTTACCTCAATTTCTTTTCAAGAATTATTTTTGTTTTTTCGTAGTCATGCATTATCCGTTCCCATCCCGCTCGACCACGCAACGTGATCAAATCGCAACCTTCAGCTTTCGCCCAATCTTCAATATGCGTAAGTAAATGCAACCACGTTTTCACGCCATCGCCACCACACAACCAAATCAAACAGCTCTTTGATTGCGGGTGCTGATTTAATACAGTTATGCAAATAGCTGTTACTTTGTCGCCGCGTTCAATAAGCCACAATTGAGCAGCTCCTGATCGAAGCTCGTCTAAAACATTATGTATGGTGTAGCTGCCGCCACGATCCAAAGCGCGTTGGATATGCGGCAATGCGCGTGCGGCTTGTTTGTCAACGTCATGCGGCTTAACAAAAGTTAGGCGCTGATGATCCTGACGATGATCGTTATTATGTGGCCTATGATTTCCATCCTCTTTTTGTAAAGTAGATTTTATCATCTGTCAAAAACTCTTATCAATAATCAGGGTCATCCATGCCCCCGCCGCTTCATCTGCCCGTGCTAAATCAGTTTCTAAGGTGTGGAGTTCAGCCATCGGCAGTTGCAGCGCTAGAATCCATGCTATCATCATATCCAGAATAACTTGTATCATCGCCATAGCCGCTGTCATCTTGCCCTTGAGAGTCGCTAAACATATCTGCTAATGATGTAAACGGATCGCCGACTGGATCGCTGTCTGCCATCATAGGCTGCAAAGGTTGAATAGCTAGTGGGTCAATTGTTTTTGGTGCATCTGCGAAATTGGAAAGTTTATAAACTTGACGCCCTTTATGGAAATTACCAATATCAGGAACCATAGCAGGCGCATATTGATCTACCCCATAATAATCGCGCATACGGTCTGGCATGTCATCGCCAAACCCAAAGCCGTAACCAAGAGTATCTAGCAAACCGGATTGTTTATTTTTTTCAAAAGCAAGCCCGTCTTCCATGTCATGTAGATCGCCCATGCGACCTCCAGCAACACTAAGCAACCCACCAAGAGGGCCAAGCAATGCAGTGCCGATTAAAGACCCCGCCAAACCACCTAAAGAACCTCTTATGCCACGGCCTGCTAATCCTCCACCGACAGCGCCGCCTATCATACTTCCGACAGGGCCGCCTAGCCGACCAATGCCGCTTCCTACAATTGTGCCTAAAGTTTGGTTGTTTCTTAATGAACCGGGATCAAAATTTAAATTAGTTGTGGATAAATCAAAATTAGCGGGGTCAGTAGAAAAATCGCCTTCGCCTAATCCTTCGCTGTTCTGTTGGTTTTCTTGCTGCATATTTGCTGTAGTGCTTGGCAGCCGAAAATTATTTTGTTGAGGTTGGGCCGCTGGTTGAGGCTCAACGATAACAGGTTGTGCGGCGGCTGGCTGACTGCCAAACTTTGGAAAAACATATTTGTTATTCTTCCAAAAACCTTGCGGTCTGCCAAACGAGTTTGTTTCAAACACATTGCCTTCTGAATCTGTAAATGCCATCAGCCCACCATTACCACTTTAAAAGTTCTGTCTGTTTGCGAATTGTTTGCGTTTGTTACAATTGCGCTGCCGTTTACTCTGCTCGTTGTCACAACATGAATTGTCCCAGCACCGATTTCAGCCGAAGCGTTTGCAGTTGTTGGCGTAAAGATAAAAGCTGTATTTACTCCAATCCGCGCATCTGTAATTGTTGTCGTTGCAGAGCTTGCAGTAAGTGTGACATCAATCACATTGTTTAGCTTGCCAACTATAATATTGTTAATTGATTCGCCTAACTGTTTCCGATGAATTGTTTCATCATTAGAAAACAATGGCGGCGCTCTAAACTCTGATACGGTCATGCGCTGCCATCCACGGCAGTCTCTGCGTCAACGCCTTGCGCGTGCGTCCAATTACCATCTGCCGCGACATTAACTTGAGCGCGTACAAATCGAGTGCTTACTGTAAAGTGCGCTTGACCATCTGCATCAATTGCGTTCTCGGTTGTTTCGCTTATGCTGTCAGTCGGTGTTGCTCGATGTCGAAGTTTTATTGTAACTGTACCGCCGTCAACATATGGGCGCACCGCGTTTACAAATATTCTTTTGTCGCCGCCAAGCTCTTGTGTCTCTAAAGTTGCAGCTAAATTAGAACCCGTAAATCGGCAAAGTTTATTTTCCGCGTTAAATCCATTTAAAGATGTTAGGCCGCCAATCCAAGATGCGGAATCAAACGAGACGCCTAGATTATCAACAGTGCCAAAATCATCCAAGTCTTCAAGTGTGCGTGCAACCGATAAATTCCGAAACATATACTCTTGAAAAACTTCAGCAGTGGACCACCGATCTATTTGGTAGTTGTAGATAATAATTTTATTAGGCTGGCCGTCAGAATTGTTTGCGCCTGGATAAGCCCAGTAGACTAAGCTGTTGGTTGGATCAGCCGCTCCGTACACGCGGTGGATATAATTTTGGTCAAGATCAGATAAGAAAAAGTTGTCTACCTTTTGGTTGCCAATTGGTTGTGCGCCCGATCCTGTAAAAGTCATAAATCCAGACTCAGATAAGTAGAACGCTACCGCGCCTACGTTGACAACTGAGTTGGCTGCTAACACTCCAGAGTCGCGCACGATTTCTTGAATATTAAAGACAGTTGGCAGCCCGACAAAGCTCAAAGAATATATCGCGTTCTTGCAAAACACTGCGCCGTCCATGCCGCCAATAGCACCTGTAATTGCCATAATCTCGCCGCCACTTGGCAAGTCTTGACGATCAGATTGAACAGCCGCTGCCGCCGCTGACCCTACTGTTTCCCATGACGTTGGGGCGTTTATTCCTGACCAATGGATGCGGTTTGGCGTAACCCCATCGCCATCATAAAGATTACCCATCATCACAAAATCTTTTACAACAGCAATTGATTTAGCGCGAATGTCGTAACCAACGCCGTTGACAAAAGCTGTCGCTGTCATGCCAACATCGCCAGCGTCAGTTACAGCAACCGCGCCTTGACCTTTTATACCTGCCACTGCTTGCGTAACTGTAACAACTGCATCAGCTCGCGTCGCTGTAAATTTTGCATTAGCTGCAATTTGTACTTTTAAGTTTTCTGCTGTTGTGTTGTTGTTTGTTTGAGCAACAAAAGTTCCTGAACCAGCGCTGCCGCCAACGGTAAAATCATGTACAGTTTGATCAGTTGCAATTAAACGAACTTTCTCGCCTGTCGCTAAATTGCCATGCGCTGTTATTGTGATTGTGCAAGTTGCCGCTGTAGCAAGTAAATCAGTAAACGTGCTTGATGTTCCCATCACAAAACTTTGAGGTGGGTCAGTGTGGCCGTTGACTGAAATAACACGATCACCAAATTGAATAAAATTAACATGGTCAGTTGTGCCAACTGTGTAGCTTGCCGCCTGCCGTGATTTATTTGCAAACGCCGCTGTACCTAATTTAAACAAATCTTGATGATCACCTGAAAACGTATTGACCGTGCCGTCTGTTTGCACAAATGACGCAGCCCCTCTTGGGCGGTTTGACATTGCACTAGACACAGTTGCTTGGCTTGGAAAAGGCGCGTATGTAGTCGTCGTTTTTGGCAGTACGTTAGTTGCAACCGTTGCGCCGGGGTTGCCTAAGTCAGCTTGATCAGGAAGGAACGGCCCAAAGTTAAACATTAAAATCCTCGCGAAATATCAAAACGTCGATTGGAAGTTAAGCCGCTATCTACGGCTAACCGCGCTTGATTTCTTGAACGACCATCTAGCGTGTTTAATTCTTGAACAACTTGATCGAGCATATTTAGATTTGACTGCACCATGTTTGTGTCTTTTGCTCGCATGTAAAACGCACCAAGCGTTGAATAAATATAAGCATCTGGATGATCAGTTAATAAGTTATTTGTATTGTCTGTTACTAAATCAAACTTTTTATAAAATCTGTGGGTGAACACGTAGGGGGTATCCGCCTCTCGCTCGAACTGTATCACGTTGCCAATGGCAAAATAGTATGGCCTGCCTGATCCAGTGCTGGCCGTTTCTTGCAAAGTCGAAAGAGATTGTTGAGTTGGCTGGTGATTGTCAGAAGTAAAAAATAAATCAATATGCTCTATAAAACCAGACGGCAATGCTTGCGAGTTATCGCCAGCCGCCAACGTGAAAGCAACTGATGTCTCTTGCTGTAATAAGCGCAGCTTGCGATTAAGGCGTGCTTCTCCCCGTGTGATGTAATCGTCCCACGTTATGTCCGAGCGGCTAGTCTCAGTTTCAAGAGCAGTTTTTAATTCGGCAAGCGTTGCTATGCTCATTTCTCGTAAGCCTCATTTATGTTTAGCGTTGTAGGATCGTCGGCTACAAACTTGCCTTCGTCGCGTGCGCGTCGAGGCGTAGCTAACCGAGGTGGTTTTTTTGCAGCTTTTGGGTTATCAGAATAACCACTTTTTGGTACAGCATTAGCATCAAAGATTTTGCCTTCGCCTGTTCCATTTTTAAACATCCATACTTTAGTCATTAATTACCTCGCAATTAAAAATGGGGGCTGCCCGAAAGCAACCCCCGCTTTTTTAGTTCATGTGTATGCGGCACGCCAATTCAGGACGAATTGTTGTGAAACCATAAAGCACATCTAGTCGAGTGATGAACGTATCTGCGCTGATTGAGTAATCACGAACAATCCGCATTGAGATGCCGTCCATGACTTCACGCGCAGCAAAGTCAACGCCAGTTGGCAAAACAAGATCAGCGGTTGCAAATGCAAACGCATCTTTGTGATAAGCCAAAGAAGTCGTCAATGTTTGTGATGCAGCAATTGCTGTTGAGTCGTCTGACTCACGCTTGCGAATTGGCGCGTTGTTGCCTGGCATTGCAGTAATATTTTTCAACGCACCCGCTGCACGCAGAGGCGGTTGGAAAGTTAGGACGGTTCCATCGCCTGCCATATTAGCAGAAACAACAAACTTTTGTAAAACACCCGTGTCAGCTTTAGTTTCAGGATGAACACGATTTACAGCGTCGAGCGTAAAGATGTCTCCTTTAAGCAAAGTTGCGCTACCAGTGTCTACTGTTAGCTGCGCTACGCCTTCGGCAATAGTGCCTGAATCATTGACCAAGTGATCCCCAGTGCCATCGTCTGCTCCGCCCAAGTGGGACGGTGCTAAACTTGTTTCCATAATGTTTTGGAAACCAAACGTGTTTGAAGCAACGCGACCTTCACGATAGTTTGATGCGACTTTTGATTGGTCATTAAACAAGCCAGACAAGTCAGATACTAGATCAACATTGTCTTTTGTGTTCATCAACAAGTTACGCTGATCATATGGCGTTAGGTTGTCTGTCAAAACTTTGCCAGCTTGAAGCACATCGCTTTTGGTGATTGTTGCACCTGAATCGGTTACATGGTTGTAAACGTCTTTGTACATAGACAAAGCGTCTGATTCAATGTGAGCTGCAAGAACAGACATTGCCGGATTCAAAATCCGCTCGCTAAAGTCATCAATATCCAAACTTAAATCGTCTGATGTAAATGTGGTATCCACGCCTGCTTGTGACGCAACTTGAAGCGTTACAGATTGTTCAGCAACATCTTGAGAACTTAAAGCTGCGCCTGTTCTGACCGTGTATTGGTTAGGCAAACGAATAGAAAGGCTGTCGCCAATCTTTGCGCCTGACTTAGCAAAACGGTCATCATAGCTACGGTTAATTGTTCCGACAAAATTTAACTTCTGGTGCAAGACCCGAAGCCCTTCGCGTGTTACCGCTGTTGGGGTTAAAAGTGTATTTACCATTTTTTAGTTCCTATTGGGTTATGCGCGGTTGCGCTTTTCAACTTGTTGATTCCGCATTTTTAACCAATCGTTCACATCCATTTTATCGGGGTCTTTGTTAACGGCGGCTCGTTTGCCCTTGACCTTT